CGCCCGCCATGATGGACGCTGTACCGCTTCGCATATCGATTGATGGAATAAGGTTCGGGGTAGGATTCGTAATGGAGTAATCAGCAGTCAGCCGAACGGTTGTATGCATGTCAAAACCATCCTTAAATACAGCTTCAAGCGCATTTCCGGTATTCGTTTTTAGCGTGTCAGCTGCATTCTGAATCGGCCCCATGCCTGCGTTCATGATTTCCTGTGATAGGCTTTCGCTGACACCATTGCCGACCTCTGCATCTTGAAAACCTTTGGCTATGCCCTCCCGCATACTTTTTGGAAGGGTTTCTGCGACGGAGGATACCAGTCCGGTGATTGCCGTTTGTGTTTCTTTGTTCAGGCTTTCGATACCAAGCCATTTCGCGGCTGTTTCAGCACTCCAGGCGGTCACGTCTACGCCGGAGGCCATAGCGTTTCCGATCGCAGTTTGCAGCTTTTCCGCTGTTGTGCCCTGGATATCAGGGAGGATTCCGTCCAAATCGCGGGCATATGCGTCCGCGATACTTTGCAGCTGGAAGCTCTCAACCGCAATCTGTAGATCATGAATCTTAGCTTCATACTGCTCCGATAATGCCTGAATTTGAGCATCATATTTTTCTTGATCGATTACACCCTCACCAAGCTGCAATTCAAGCGACTGAATGCCTACTTTCAGCGCGTCATCATAGGTTTTTGTGGCATTCTGCACTTGTGCGGCCAGCTCGGATTGCAGGGCTGCGAAGCTGTCCGCGTCAAGCGCTGCGCCGCTGTATTTGATTTGCAGCGCTTTCATGCTTGCCGTAGTTTCGATTTCCGCAACCTTGCTCGTGATTGCTGTAATCTGATCTTGCAGGTTTTGGATTTCTGCCTGTTCATCCAGCGTGATTATGCCATCCTCTAAAGCCAGCTCAATTTTGCCCTTGTACTGCTCTCCAAGCCCCTGAAGCCGTTCATTTAGGCTGCTGTATACGGAATCCAATCCCGTAAAATCAAAGTCGCTGTCAGGGCCGACAAGCAGTTTGATTGCTGTATTTGCCTCATAATGAGCGTTATTCAAATAATCCTGGACACTGTAATAAATACCGTTTAATTCCTGTTCCCATGAGGCGCGTTCGTTTTCGTCAAGTGCAAGGCCCAGCCCGATTTTCCAGTTGAGCTTGCCAAGGTTTCCGGCGTGCGAACCGATTGACTGATACGCAGACTGTTTGCTGGAAGCAGCATTTTGAAAAGATTCTGCCGCCTCTGCGTCTCCCATATTCGTGATGCTTCCTGCAATATTGGCAATTTCGGACGCGCTCAGCGCCACCTTGCCGAAATGCTTTGAAATATCCACACGAACCGTCTTTTCAAGCATTTTTGCGAAATCATCAGCCGATACGCTGGCATCTGCGAGCGCGTCCTTCAGCTCCTGACTCTTGTACTGCGCCTGTTCCGCAGCAAGTGCAGGCGCATTCGCCCTTGCAGCTTCTTTTGCATAATAATCCGACTTAACTTTATTTCCCTTGTACATTCCAACAAGTCCGCCAAGGCCCGCACCAACCAGTGCTCCTACTCCTACGCCAATCCCTGGAATCGGAATCAGCGCACCAATCCCGGCTCCAATCGCCGCGCCAGCTCCTACACCGGCACCCTTCAGCATAGCAGAATGGGCGTTCGCGCCACGCTCTCCAATGTCATTGGTTTTAACAGCCGTGGAAACATCCTTGAGTGCGCTGATGAGGCTTGCACCGGACGCAACCGCGCCGCCAATGCCAGCGGTGACTGATCCAGCTCCAAGTGCTCCGATTTTTGAAGTGCCTGTCATAATATAGTTTTTTAATCTTCCTGCTGTTGCTCCAATTCTCATACCAAAACCAAGCGCACCAGATTGTGCAAGTCCAAGTGCACTCTGTGCAGCACTACCTACGACACGTGGGTCTTGTTGTGCTGTATTGAATAATCGAAAGCCCTCTCCTATACTGCTGTTTGAAAGCCATTTTGATGTTATTCCAAATAGTTTTCCAGCTCCAGATACAGCGAGTTTTCCAGCCCCCAATTTAAGTGCACCATAACCCAGCAGCGCCGCCGAAAGCCCGCTGGTGCTGCTGCTTTCTCCGGTGAAAACACCAGCTGCGTCCTTTGCTGCGGCCTTGAACGCTTCTAATATGCCCTTTGCAACTGCCTTTGCATCAAATCCATCCATGAAGCCCTCTGCAAATGATTTTCCGATGCTCATGCCGTCACCGACCGCACCGGTGACATCTACGCCTAAAAGGGCAAGGATTCCGGATTTCAGTGCGGTTCCGATACCGCTGCCAATTCCTTGTGCTTTCTCCGCAAGCCAGGCCTTGCCGGTACCGCTCCACCATTCGTCAAATGGTTCTGCAATCAGCTTATCCCATGCAAGTTCGACCTTATCCCATAACGTTTCAGCGCGTTTCCATTCCGGGCTTCGTGTCAAAGAGGCGACCGCCTTTGATACATCGTCAATCTTTGCGGTGATGAAATCAACCGTTCCACCGACTGCGTTTTGAATTGTTGGCATTTTACGTGTCAGCCAGTCTATCAGCCGTCTAAGGTAGGGGCTTAATTTTTCACCCAGTGCAATCTTGACGCCCTCTGCCGCGCTTTGCAGATAGTACAAGGAACCTTGCAGCGTATCCATTCGGATATCCTTCATTCTGGAAGCAGAACCTTCCGCATTCTCAATCGCTGCGGCCAGCTCGTTAAACTTTTCCTCTGAAGCATTGACAATCGCGAGAAGCCCGCTTTGGGCGTACATACCCGCAAGGTTGGATGCCGTTGCCGCCTTTTCGGTTTCGCTCATGCCCTGGAAACCTTTACGCAGCTCCTTCATAACCGCCATAAGCGATTTTGATTTCCCCTCTGTTGTCGTGAGGGATACCCCGACCTTTTGCATTGCTTCGGTCACGGCATTCGTTTCGTCAGCGCTTAGCCCCTCCTGCTTTGCCATACGGGCAAGGGTGGAGCGCAGCGCCGTGCCAGCGCTGGAAGCGTCCACACCCGCATTGCCCATCAATCCGAGCGCAAGGGCTGTATCCTCAATGCTGTAGCCCAATGCCCCCGCCTGTGTGCCTGCCATTTTCAGGCTTTCGCCCAGACCGGCGACATCGGTCTTGCTGTTGGTTGCGGCTGCCGCCAGGACATCCGCTACCCGTGTGCTTTCGTTCGCCGCCATATTAAATTGCGCCAACGCAGAAGAGGTAACATCCGCCGCTGTTGCAAGCTCAACATCCCCAGCGGCGGCAAGATCCAATAGCCCGGGCATACCGGCCACAATATCCCTGCTTTTCCAGCCGGCCATTGCAAGGTTTTCCATTGCGCCTGCCGCCTGTGCCGCTGAAAACATGGTCGTTTCGCCAAGGTGCTTTGCGGTTGCGGTCAATTCGGCAAATTCCGCGCCGGTTGCGCCGGAAATTGCCTTGACGTTCGCCATGCCCTGCTCAAAACTTTTGAATGTATTGACGGTATCTGCCACGCCGAGCGATACCCCGGCAAAGGCCGCTGCCTGTGCGATTGGATTTGACAGCAGCCCCGCAATCTTACGAAAGGGGGCTGTAACAAAATCTTTTGCTTTGAGGGTGACGGTCCAGACCTTCCCGGCCAGCTTTTTCCCGGCAGATGCAATGCGCTGGATGCCGCTGGTTGCCATGTCGCGCATCTCAGCCCGCACTTCCAGCTTGCTTTTGCCCTTCATGCCGTCAATGCGTGACCGGAGCCTCGTCATGGACTGCTCCAGCCTGCTCACGTTCCGGGCAGCGCTCTGTGCGCCGCTGGCTGTATCGTCCGTGACCTGCGCTACAACATCAATCACGGTAACGGTTTCATTCATTGCGCCGCCCCCTTATTTCCCGATTTTCAGCACGGGGGTCCTGGCTTCCGCTTCCAGCGCGTCAAGCGTGTACTGGTCATACAGCGCACGTTCCCCCGGCGGCAGCGCCATATAATCGGTTATTGTCCCGATTTTTGGGAACCGTTCACACACTTTCAGCATCAGCCAGGTGTTGCCCCGTGCCTCTATCAGTTTTTTGCTGTATCGTCCGGCGTTTCGCTGTCGTCGCTGCCATAGCCGCTGATCTCATCGATCCGGCTAATGACCGCATCCTTTTCTCCCGCCAGCAGAACCGCATCGATCATATCCACGCCGTGCAGGATGTCGAGCGCTTCCTGCGCCTGCTTGTTATCCCAGGTCTTTTTCCTGTCCTCATCAACTGTCGCCGTGTAGATCAGCCAAGAGCGGAACTTAGCCGAATCCGTCTCGATTTTCCGCTTGGGCTGTCCCTTCCTGCGGGGCGCGAACTTCGACGCATGGTCAAGACAGGCGTTCGTCTCATCCTCCGACAGGGGCCGGATGCGGAACTCAAACTTGAGAACGCCGCCGCGCCTGATTTGAATCTTTTCGTAGGCGTTCTCATTCTCCTTTTCACGGCCCGCCTCAATCAGGCCGCGCAGGATATCGCTCTCATTCATCAGGATATCTTCTTTCGTATTGCCAATATTTTCATCAAAAGTTTCCGGCATTGTATTCTTAGACATTTTTCATTTCCTCCTGTTTATTCTGCCAATCTCCACTCGGCATCCTTGAATTTTTCCAGCATTTCCGGCGTTGAATTGACGCGGAAGCTCCAATTCCGTTTAATAATTTCACCCGGGTTCAGCGTCTGCAGATCGACGGTGCCGTCCGGCACGCAGTTGCGGTAAACGATCCGCTCGGACTGTCCATCCCTGCGGCGCATCTTCCCCTGGAAATCAAATGTCGGAAAATAACCGTTTTGCAAGTCGGTAATCAGCTCATCAAGCATAACTTCATCCCGCACAACGGCCTCCGTCAGTGTCAGCGTGACAGTGTAGCCCGTGTTGACCGAATAAATGAGCGCACTGCCGACCGGCTGGTAATCCTGATTTGCCGGGGAGACCTGTGTCTGGAACGTATCCACCTCAGCAAGGAAAATATTCGTCCCGGCTTTGGTTGTCACAAACAGCCGTCCGTCTTTGCCGCTGATCAGTTTTCTTACGTCAAGCAAACTCTGGTCGTTCAATCCGTCCATGTGTTATCCCCCCTTACTCTTCATCGTCCGGCGCAAAGCGGAACTTAAAGCAATAATACATCTTTTCAAGTGCATCGATATCATCCGCATAAACAACAAACCATGCGCTGTCGCCCTCGGGCTTATTATTCTCGTCCTGCTCGACGTGCGCCCCAGCCAGCAGCTTCCGTTCTGCGACCATCGTCTGGCATACCGCATTTGAAACCTGAATCACTGTCATGCGTCCATCCGGGTCATTGTTAATGCGGCCAACCAACGGTTCTACCGTGTCATTCAGCCGCTGGAACAGCTCAAAACGCACCTTAACACGTTTGATTTTCTGCCAGCCAAGGTCTTCCTTAGTGCCGGGCAGAACCAGCGTATTGATGCCCTGTTCGACCCATACCGTGTTAGCCGCCGAAACACTGAACATCAGCGCCCCGGCTTTGATCGCACGCTCATGCTGATTGTTAGTCAGCAGCTCCGTAACCTCGGTTGCACCCGTAATTGCAAGATGCGTGATACTCTCGTTGCTGGGCGTGCCTGCAATCAGTCCGGCAATCCGCGCCGCTGCCAGCCAGCCCTCGTAAACATTGCCCGCAATGTCCGTGAAGCCGTTTCCAACATAGACCATTTGATAGTCATTGTAAGCGCTGGCGTGCTTCAAACGGGTGTCAAAATCAATCGTTGTCGGTTCGCCAATAACGCCCATACAGAACTTGCCGCCCTGATAAATCCGGTTCAGGAAAAGCTGCATCATCATCTGAATCGAGGTATCGGCGGTGTCGATCGCCATCACGTTCCAGCGGTTGGATTCCAGCACTTCAAATGCCGCGCTGTAGGCCGCAACATTGACCGTCGGATCGGTTCCGCCTGTGATTTCTACCTGGTCGATGGTCTTGAGCTTTTCCGTGCTGTCCACCAGTTTGGTCAGCACAAAGTAACTGCTTTTCTGTTTCTCGAATGCTTCCAGCAGTGCGGCAACGCTGTTTTCCGCGTTGCTGAAAGTCAGGGATTCCAGCTGTTCCGTCCCTTCCAGGATCAAAAGCTCGGTCTTTCCGGCATCCATCAGCGTGGGCCGGATCGCCACGGAAAGGCTGCGGCTGCCGGGATATTTCAGTGTGAGCTGCACTACGGCGTTTCCTGCATCGTCCTCGATCTGATACACGCCGTGCGTACCGCCGCTGCCGAGACGCACCGCGTAAACCAGCCGTGCACCGCCCTTAAACTGCTCCATCGGAACCGCAGTCGTTCCGTTTTCGCCGCCGTCGCCGAATTGCTTTGCGATATCCTCCGACTGTTCCAAAACAAGTGCTTTTCCGATCGGCCCCCAGTTGGAACGGAATACCGCCGCACACTTGCCGTCGTCTACGCCAGCAACCGGCGGCCTGCCCCAATTCTCATATCGGAAATACACGCCGGGGCGCGTCTTTTTCTCCCCAATGATGAAAAACGATGCCATTTACTGTACCTCCCTGCCCAGGAAATCCTGAACCATTTGCCTTGCTTCCTCTACGGTCGCGGACTCCATGCCCGCGCCCCGAAGCGCCACGGTCACAACCTCTGGGGTCGTGCCGAACAGCTGACGTGCCTTTGCTGCCAATTCTGCCGTTTTATAAGCCGCTTCTGCCATAATGCCGATTGCTCCCTTCTCATGCTGTAAATTCGGTCTTAAAAGTTTGGTTTGTGCAAGTTCCTTCTGCGGCTGGTTCAATACGCCGTATTGCCCGGTAAGCCCCAGCTGTCCCTCCCGCAGAGGATCGGCACTGTGCCGTACTTCCAGCCGGTTGATGAACATCGGGCTTCCGTCCGAAAGGACAACTTCACCCTCTATCTGTGCAAATTCGATGATTGACTTTGTCCATTTGTTGCGTTCTGCCACGCTGTCCGCGATAACGTGCGCCGCAAATTTCCCCGTGAACCATGCCACAGCATAGCTCTGCTGGTTATTGCCGGACATGCCCTCAAAACGCCAATAAAGCGCCGGGGCTTCATCCGAAGGTTTCCAAATGGGCGGTAATTCGTCAAATGCAATTACGTTCATTTGCGGAAAGTGCTGTTTTGCCCACGCGTTCAGCCCCTGCACCGGGTCAGGCGTAATGGAGATTTGTTCAGGAAACGCCATCAGCGCAAAGGTCATGGTCAACCCATATACCTCCGGCGCCGTGTTGTCCCGTGCGCTGCTGCCGCCCTCAAACACAAATTCATCCGAACGCTCCCAATCCGCACAGATGGTCGCCCGGTCCGCTCCCGTGTAAAACGTGCCGGAAATCAGCTCCAGCAATCGCCGTTCGATTGCCCGGTCCGGGTCGAGGTCGCCGACTGCCGGACATTCCGTGGTACACCAAATGTTGACTGTCAGCGTTCCGGCGGTCTTTCGCTCGGGGTCGTTCCGCAGGTCAATATTGAAATCCACGCGCGGATATCGGGGCGTCCCCCAGCCCGGGCGGCTGTCGCTGGGCGATTTCTGATCGAGTAGGAGGCAGGCGATTATCTCACCAGCCGACCTCTCACACCACCGTGCGTACCGACCGGTACACGGCGGTTCAATCGCATAAGTGCGTTTTACGAATAAGCTCGTAATAGGCCGGGAAATCAAAATATCCCGCCCGTACGAGCTTTTCGTTTGTAATGGAACGTGTCAGCACCGGGCTTCCTGCCAACCGCCAGTAACCCAATCTGGAATTGCCCCATTGGTACGCCTTATCGTCCGGTATTCCCAGCTTTCTCAAATTAGCTACCTTTGTTTTGGGCTTCTTCCATTGCTTCCAGATGTACATTCGGAATCTGCGCCGCAGCCATTCGTTCCATCTCTGCAAGATTCGCATCATGTCGGCTACATAGTAATATCCCAGCCAACCGCGGATGAATACCTTTACTTCCTGCATGACTTTACGGACGTTGCGTCCACGATTTCGTTTGGTCAAAAGCTTGAGTTTTGCTTTAGCCTTTCGCTGTGCGCTCTTGTGCGCACGAATGAAAATGCCCGTGCCGTTCTTGCCAAGACAGAATCCAAGAAACTTGAATTTCTTCCACGCAAAGACGCTTGTTACTCGGCTCTTTTCTATGTTCATTTTGAGCTTTAGCTTCCCCTCAAGATATTTGCGGCCGGATTCCAACAGGCGTTCAGCTGCACGTTTGCTTCGGGCCAACAGAACGATGTCGTCTGCATACCTTACCAGTTTTACTCCGCGACGCCCCATTTCCTGGTCAAATTCGTTCAGGTAAATGTTTGCCAGCATCGGACTGAGCGGGCCGCCCTGTGGCGAGCCTTCCTCGGTTTTGCAAACGACCCTATCCTCCATAAACCCCGCTTTTCAGATACTTCTTTACAAGTCCCAAGACCCTTTTATCTTGTACCTTTCTTCGCAGCAGGTTCATGAGCAGCTCATGATTCAGCGTATCAAAATTTGTTCAAGTCGATGGATACCGCGTACGTGTACCCCTCCTGTGCGTACTCTTTTACACGCCCTATTGCCTGTTGGGCGCTTCGTTTCGGACGATAACCATAGCTACAATCCGAAAATTCAGCTTCCCAAATCTCTTGCAGCTTTTGCGCGATTGCCTGCTGTATCACCCGATCTACCACCGTGGGAATACCTAACTTTCGCGTACCACTGCCATCCGGTTTAGGGATTGCTTTGCGCCGCACCGGTGCGGGTTTATATTTTCCTTTCCGGATGCTCTGCAAAAGCGATTCCTTATGTTCCCGCAGCCACGGCAGCGCCTCTTCGACAGTCATCCCGTCTACTCCCGGTGCTCCATGGTTGCGTTTGACCCGCTTGTAGGCTCTGTTCAGGTTATCCCTGTTCAAAATGCTCTCCAGCAGGTCACCTGCACCGTCCCGTTCTTTTCCTTCCCGAGATGCGGCGCTCCGCGCTTCTGCATACGCTTCGTGCTCCACACGATCCCTTTGCAGGAAGCCCCGGTTTTCCGGATATTCTGCTTTCACCACGCCGACCTCCTTCCAGTCTTTACCAAGGACTTACGATTGTTCGGCCCTTCCCTTTGGATTTTTTTTCCTCCTCGGGTACTATGGCCTCGGCTGACTTCTTGCAGTTCGTTGTTACTACAGCGTTCGGATTTTTTTCCCTACTTGCCGTCTGCAAGACCTCCCCGGGTAAGAGCAACAACTTTCCTCCCATGTAACCGCCACATTTACCGCACGGAACTCGGACAGCATTGGACTTCGTGTTGTTAGGCACACTCGTCCGTTCCTATACGGCCTTCGTATGTGGTTTCTGTTCGTCGGTTCGGGATTTTACCCGTCTCGGGACTTCTCACCCTTGACATCCGGCTTCCTTCAGATTCCACCTCACGATGGACACCCTTGCCTTCGGCTAACGCTTCCTACTGCCGAGCGCGTAGTGGATTTTCACCACCTAGTTGTTGCCCATGCCGGGCGCACCTAAAAAGCCCCCGAAAACGCGGCTGTGTGCGCCTTCGGGAGCTTTTACGTCATTTGATTCAGTTGTAGTGCATGGTCGCTCAACGATCTTCTGGGGAAAGATTCGGCCCACTTTCCACATAAGCAATCCCAAGCCGCTGTCCGGGGCGCTGCGCTGCTGCCGCTGCCTGTGCCGCAGGAAGGACATACTGCCGTTCTCCCGTCGCAGTAAAGCGCCGGAGCCGGATCACCGCCCGGATCAGCTGCCCGTCCGCAAAGTCAAAACGTGCATACGGATCACCGGTAACAACCGGAATCCCCTCAAATACCAGCCCAAATTGCAGCACCATCCGGCCGCCGTCTGCTTCGGTACAGGAAAGCAGCTCGGTCTGCGTACCGGCTCCAATCGAATACTGCGCACGTTCTAATATCGCGCGTGCTTTCTCAATGGACTCGGGCACAGGCAGCGGCTCAGTCTGCTCATTCTCGCGGCGGGCTGCCGAATAATGCACCGTACCATCTGCATTGATGCGGATCGTACTGTCATTATCCACATAAACCTGTGCGTCACGCTCCTGATAGCTGCGGGCGTATACGCTGTAATCAAATGCGCCCAACAAGGTTTGCAGGCTGCTTGCCCCGTTCGGATCACCAAAAGCAGGCGGGCCGCTAAGCAGCACATCCGCACTCGGCCGCGCACCGTCAAATAATAGCGTCTCCGCTGCCAGCTGGCTGTATACCGGTTCGGATGCGGTGCCCGCATAGCTGCACGGATTCGCACTCAAGGCGGACGCTGCACGCTGCCAAGCACTCCGATCAACTGTCGTATCTGCGGATAAAAGCCCTTCTTCCCGCGTGCGCAGTACCATGCGGCCCTCCCGCGTGAGCAGCAGCATAGAAATATTCATCGAAACGCCACAACGTCCCTCAAGCCATGCCGCAAGTGCAGAGGCAGGAATTTCACCATTATATGCATAGCATAGCGTATCCCCGGCAAGCAGCCCGCAAAGCTCCTCTTCGGTGAATGGTTCAAACTGCTCTGCCATGCTGAGTGCATTGCCCATCAGATCCCGAGTTGATTCGTACAGCTGCGCCGTGGAACGTTCATTGTACGCCGCCCCATACAGCACACCATCCGTGCCGGTCATAGCAACTGATGATGGATACGCCGCCGGACTGTCACCACTACGCACCTCATAACCCAGATTTGCATGTCCCAATGAGCGCTGAAAGGATTTCAGCAGGGTATCACTGCCGACTGCACTGACAACGCTGAACAAAGATAATCCTGCCATCAGCAGCGTCAGCACGACAAGTGCAATATTCCGAATCGTATTTTTGATTGATTTTTGTTTCATAACCCTACATCAGACAAAAGGTAACCTCTAAAAACGCGTCTATTGAAAACTCGGAATTTTTCTATGTCGAAACATCCTAAAACGCAGACGAAAACAGCAAATTCCAGAATCCAGTTTCTGATTTCTAGAGGTTCCTAAAAGGCAAAAACCATCGGACGGCGGCACAGGCCCCTTCATCAAATCGCCTACTTGTCATAGTCAATCGTCCAAACACCGTCAGTATACTGAACCGCAATCAGGATTTGGCTATCTGCAGTGAAGTGATCGGTAAATGTCTGCGAATGCTCCTCGCCGTTATCATCCAGAAACGAAACCGTATAACGATAGTCCTCCGCTGGCTCAATCGTAAAATAGCAAAGCTGCGTATCCTGAATTGCATCAGGGGAAACGGCAACGGTCTGCCCTGAATGCGTGATAGTCGTATCTGTAATTTCACGACTGGAATAATTGGTAACAATCAGATTACCGTCCTGGTGTACAACATTGCCGCCTGCGGCACCACAGCCTGCAAACAGCAGCGTAAAAATAAATAGAAAAAAACATACCTGTTTTTTCAATGCTATGACCTCCCTGTCCTATAAGCCAAATGTCCCCGCCCCACGCAGACGGAACGCACATCACCGCAATCGTACCCTTTACGCATCCTCAAGCGGCAAGTCAATCGGCAGCAGAATGGTGACAGTCGTCCCCTTGTCCAGCTCACTTTCCAGCCGGATACTGCCGCGGTGTGCCTCTACCATTTCCAGACCGGTGCCGCCCTTCTCACGGGACCGGGCTTTGTCAACACGGTAAAAACGCTCAAACAATCGCGGCACATCATTTTTAGGAATGCCCATCCCGTCATCCCTCACAACAATCTGTAAAAGGCGTTCATCCTGCATCCGGGCCGACAATGTAATATGCCCACCCTGCGACGTATATTTAATGGAATTTGAAACAATATTGACAATCACCTGTTCCAGCCGTTCACGGTCGCCGTTCATATCGGGCAGTGTGTCGGGAATCTCCATTTGAAAGCTGTGGCCCTGCTCGCTGGCATTCAGTACCATTGCATTATAAACCGCCTCCAGCATGGCATGTGTCGAAAAGCGGGTAAACCGGAGATCCATCTGGTTATAATCGAGCTTGGAGAGGGTCAGCAAGTCGGTAACAATACGCGCCATACGCTCGGCCTCACTGGTGACAATCCCTAGAAATTTTATCTCGGTTTCCTGCGGCAAGTCACCCGCTGCATCAATCAGCGTTTCCGTGTATGAACGGATATTGGTCAATGGCGTGCGCAGTTCATGGGAAACATTGGCGACAAATTCCCGGCGGGCATCGTCCAGCTTCCGCTGCTCGGTAATGTCGTGGATGACCGCCATTACACCGCCGTCACCATCAATGGTGCCGTATGGGGCAAGGGTCACAGTCAAGACGCGGCCATACCGGGTAATCTCACTCTGGAGATAAGTACGCCGTCCATCAGACTTTTCGGGCAGTGCCAAATCGTCAAACATATCGTCAAAGGTAACATTATCCTCAAAACGTATACCGAGATAATTTTCGGTTGCAGGATTCATATGAATCAGCGCGCCATCAAAGGTAAAAGCAGCAACGCCGTCTGTCATATGGAGAAAAATGGTTTCCAGCTTATTGCGTTCCCCCTGCACCTCATTCAGGGTAGAATGCAGCGCGTGCGCCATGTAATTAAAAGCACTGGTAAGCTCACCAATTTCGTCCGAGGACTGGATGGAAAGCTGCTGTCCGAAATCCCCGTCAGCAATGCGTTTCGCACCTTGCGTAATATTTTCCAGCGGGGTTGTAATCGTCTTGGAAAGCAGGAATGACAGTAAAATAGCTACCACCAGGCCGAACATCATAGCCTGCATTACAATCGCAAAATAACGGTATGAAAGCTCGGAAATCTCCTGTTTATCATCGTTAATGTACACGATAAAACGCACCGCCCCATCCAGGCAGACCGGAATGGCATAATCCATATAGCTGTCAATGACCGAACCGGAGCAGCTGGCCTGCCCGGCCATAGCAGCAATAATATTCGGACGGCGGTAGAACTGTTCCGCGCTGGCAGCATTCGCAGCGGAACCGGTCAAAAACTTCCCTTCCGCATCCAGAATACTGAAACTGCGATACTGATCAAGCCCAAGCTGCGTATCATATGCAGCAACGACATTTTTCAGAGCCTCGGCACCCGCAGGTGCAGCGGCGGCATTTTCCATAGCTGCCATCACGTCACCGGTCCAGAGGGTGTCCTGCACCTGGCTGCGGAAATCCTCCAGATAAAACGAACCGACACTGTTAATCAGGAAAATACCGACAACAGCCATAACGGAAACGATCAGCAGCACCAGGATGAGAACCAACTTCATATGCAAACTGCGGAACACGGGCTCCTCCTTCCTTGCGTCCCCCTTCTCACGCCAAAGGGCGCTGCCCTCTGGACACCCGTCCCTTGCAGGGAAAGCCGCCTATGCGGCAGGTTGTCTTCCGCAGACAGCGCCAAAGGGCGCTGCCCTCTGGACACCCATCCCTCGCCGGGAAGGCCGCCTATGCGGCGGGCAGTCTTCCGCAGACAGCGCCAGAGGGACTTGTCCCTCTGGACTCCCTTTCATCGCCTGCGGGCGGGACGAAAGAACAGCTGCGGCAAATCTTTCTGCACGTGAGTGTATCAAAATTTTGTATTCAAGACATTTTGAAAGCGAATCGCATCGTTTTAACGTTCATCGTAGTAGTAGCCCATCCCGCGCTTTGTGATAATATATTTGGGTTGGGCAGGCTCGTCCTCCACCTTCTCGCGCAGACGGCGGATCGCAACGTCAACCGCCCGCAAATCACCATAATACTCATATCCCCAGACTTTTTCCATCAATTCCTCACGGGTGACCACCCGCCCCGGCGTTGATGACAAAAAGCTAAGAATATCATATTCCCTGACCGACAGGTCAAGCGGCCTGCCGTTTTTATAAACCGTGTTTTGTTCCGGGCTGATCATCAGCCGGCCTTCCACCGCAGCAGCAGGGGGTTCGGCCTCCGGCGGCACTGTTCTGCGCATATTTGCTTTGACCCGCGCCATCAGCTCACGCATGGAAAAGGGCTTGGTAATATAGTCATCCGCACCCATATCAAGTGCCTCTACCTTATCGGTTTCCTCTTCCCGGGCGGTCAGCATGATGACCGGCACCTGCGATTTCTCCCGCACGCGGCGCAGCACCTCGAATCCATCCATTCCCGGCAGCATGACATCCAACAGGATCAAATCCGGCTCGTCCTCTAATGCCAATTTCAGCCCTGCCGGGCCGTCCCCTGCCGCAATCGCTTCATATCCCTCACGCTCCAGGTTAAATACCAGGATATCAGCAATCGTGCGTTCATCTTCTACCACAAGGATTTTCTTTTTCATGGAAACCACTCCTTATCAATCCTCCGGAACTGTTCAAAAAAGGAATCCGCCCCCCAAAAAGGCGGCATATCATACAAGTTTAATGGTCAAATCCGTCCAGCAGCCCCAGCAAACGCGCACGATACATCGCAATCATCGTCTTACCGTCACACAGCTCGCCCGATGCAATCTGACGTTCGACCTCGCGAATCGGCAGACGTACAACCTCGACAAACTCTCCCTCATCTGGCTGCGACTCTCCCGGCACCAAATCCAACGCACAATAAGCGTGCAGGATTTCAGTTAGAAAACCCGGGGACGGATAACTCTTCCCCAGCGCGACCATGCGCCCGGCGGTAAAGCCGGTTTCCTCTTTCAGCTCGCGCACTGCGCAGCCTGCGGGGTCCTCGTTCGGACCGTGATCCAGCTTGCCCGCCGGGATTTCAAGCAAGGTTTCTCCGTAAGGATAGCGGAACTGCCGCACCAGAATGACCTCGCCTTCCTTCGTAATCGGCAGCACGCCTACCCCGCCGGGATGCTCGCATACCTCACGGTAACACTCTGTACCATCAGGAAGCAGTGCCGTATCTGTCCGGCACTTAATAATCCGTCCCTTGAACTGATATTCCTGCGTCAATGTTTTTTCAGTAAAATCCATTCCTGTTTCCTCCTTCTATTGATACCCATAATTATACTCACAAACAAATAATCTGCCATATTCACCCACCCCGCCCGCCGTCA